ATTAGTGTCGTCTGTTGCAGTGAGCCTCCAATGTACGTTATGCACTACATTAGATTTACCACTTTTAGAGGGATATGTGTCGCATGTTTTACAATCCCAAGTATATCCTATTGCCATTTTATTCTCCTTATTTTAACTTTCTAAAGCTGTTATTCTTGCTTCTAGTTCTTGTATTGTTTTTACCAGTAATGGTACTAATTTGCTATGGTCTATGTTTTGATAATCAGGTACAGAATGTGTACCCATGACAGCTTCAGTAACAATACTACCATCAGCACCTAATACTGCTGGAGTAATTTCATACTTCTCATCCATCATCGCATCTTTTTCACCAGTAATAGCTGCAGGAACTATGTTTTGTACTTCGTGAGCTAAAAATCCATCAACCAATGTATTTGTTTCATCAGATATCCAATTAAATCTTGCTGGTTTTAATTGTTTTAATCTAGTTGTAGCATCCCAATTATAATCTACGTTTTCTTTTAATCTGTAGTCTGAAGATGTGTTATATGTAGTAGATGACGAACCTGTAACAATAGTTCCTACTATGGTACTTGCATTATGTCTAAATTGTACTGCGTTAAAAGAGGCACCAACTTCACCCGTAATATTTAACGCACCAGTTCCAAACCTTGTATCTACTTGGTCAATATTAAATCTACCAGCAGAATCTAGCTTCAATTTAGAGGGTGTTACGCCATCAACATTAAAGTACATTACGCTATCAGTACCCTGTCCATCAGGGTCAACCATTATTTGTCCAGAATTAGCTCCAGAAGAATAATTTCTTATTGAGATTGATACAGTATTAGAACCATCCATAGCATCAAAGCCAACATCAGCCTGACATTTACCTGAACCACCTGATGATGTATTTCCTACTAACAAGTTGCCATTACTATCCAATCTCATTTTTTCATCCAATGAAGAACCATTTGAAGTCGAAAATTGCATATAACCTGCTTTGTTGCCTGAAGTTGCATTGTCTTTTAAACCTGCAAGACTTGCAAAAACATCTGACCTTGATACGCCATCATTTGTAACACCACCAAGCTCTAATAATCCACCTTTATTAGAACCTTGACCAGCCCTGTTAATTAATCTTAACTTTGATACATCGCCCGTAGCACCACCATGTTTTATTGATGGTGCAATAGGTGCTCCTGCACTTGTAATATGAGCAACACCATCTGCCTGTAATCGCATCATTTCGCCATTTGTTTTGGTAAAGAAACTTATACCATCATCACCATTATTATTATCTATAACTGCACCTTCAGCAGTTGTATACATTCCTAGACGATAACTAGAAGAACCACCTATTTGAATAGCTGGATTGGTTGCATCACCTGTAGCATTACTAGAACCTACATGAAGAGTTGCGTTTGGTGCACCAACACCAATACCAGCCTTACCATCTTCTCCAATTTTAAATAAAACATCATTACTTGCATCAACACCTGTTTGATTTTTTCCTATTACAAATACTTGGTCTGTTGCACTATCATTAGAATCAATATTAATTCTTACTGAGTTAGGTGTGTTAATAGATAAGTTATTACTTGTATTTGTTTGTATGTTACCTGCTGCTATAGTTAAATCATTTATTGCACTTGTTACAGTTATACCACCACTAGCTGTACTTAAAACTGTTGAGCCTAAATGTTTTAAAGCTACAGTTCCACCATCGCCACCATCTGTACAAGTCATATAATCAAAACCATCTGAATCTTGTAATTGTAAATTACTACCTCTTACTAAAAGACTACCTGTTCCACCTTCTTGTATTCTTGAATTTGAGCCATCGTGGTAAATTTGTAAATCATCACTAGCACCAAACTTAGCTTTGGCATTGTCTGCAAATTCTAAACAATCATCTGATTGGTCAAAAACAATATTATTACTGCTACCTGTAAGTGTTACATCTCCATTAACTGTTAATCCTGTAAGAGTTCCAAGACTTGTAATATTTGCTTGTGCTGCTGTACCAAGTGTTCCTATTATATTTTGTGCAAATGTTACTTGTCCGCCATCAGCTATGGTCATGGCATCATCTCCATCAGTAAATTCTATTAGGGGGGTTTGTATGGAAGAACTGCTTTCAATGATGCCACTTGTTTGTAAATTTAAAGAAGCAAAAGCATCAACCATTGCTCCACCTGAACCTGCACCATCAGAATAAATTACTTTAGTTTTACCACTAGGTATTGTTACTGTAGCACCACTACCTTGTTTAATAATTATAGATTGAGAACCAGATGTTCCATTTTCTATAATCCATAATTTAGAAACTGTATTTGGTCCAATAGTTATAGTACAAGTAGAATCTAATGTACCTGTATATTTTAAAAACATAGACCTTCCTGGGTCTGTTGCTCCATCTGCTATTGTAGTTGTATGTGTATCAGCATTAGTTGTAATGGCTTCTGTGCCATAACTAAAAGCTTCTGCTATTAACTCAAGATTAGTATTTGTAGTTTCACCCCATGTTCCACTAGCATCGCCAGTAGCCATTTCATTTAATCTTAAATCATTTACATATGAACTTGCCATTGTGTATTCCTCTTTTTATTTATATTAAGCTACTTCATTCCAATCTGGTGTTTGTGAAGCAGATATTTCTGAATAATTTGCTGTTTGTGTTGTTGATATATTACTATAGTTTGGTGTTTGTGAATCATTAATTATAGTCCAAATATTAACACCTTGTATTTTTCCTGTACCTAATACTCCAGTTACATCAATATTCTGACTAATTACAACACTTATATTTCCTAAACTTATTGTGTTTTCAAATCCTGTAATAGAAAGTATATTATTAGTAACTAAACTTACACTTCCTAAAGAACTTGTTGCAGATAATCCTGTTGGTGATACTGTAGCTCCTGCAGAAACTGATTCATCACCAAGAGTTCCTACACTAGCTTCTCCTGATACACCTGTTACTGCTGCACCTGCTGTTATAGCATTACCAAGTGCTGATGTACCTACATTACCTGATGTTGAAATATTAGCAGCAGCTAATACAGTTTCATCACCTAATCCAGATGTTCCTGCATTACCTGTAGCAGATATATTAGCTGTAGCAATAACAGTTTCGCTACCAAGTGCTGATGTAGCACTAACTCCAGTTACACTAACTAAAGCTTTAGCTATTACTGTTTCATTACCAAGTGCAGATGTTCCTGCAACTCCTGTAACTTCTACTAAAGTTACTGCAGGTTGACCCCAAGGACCAATACCCCAACCAGCACGACCCCAACCTGCTGACATTTATTAAGCTATTCTTATAATAGCGTTGGAAGCATCTGCTGTTGGAAATTGAATAGTAAAGTCTCCTGCTGTAGAAGTTTTATCACCACCAAATGCTAATACAGCAACAGCAGGGTCTCCTGATGCACTATCATTAAATATTAAAGCTCCATTAGCAGTTATAGTAGCTGTACTAAATGTTAAATCTGCAAAATCTGTTAAAGCGGTTGTGCCTGAAGTTGAAGGGTCAACTCTAGTTAGAGTACCACCTTTAGCTGTGTAACCTGTACCACTAACTTCATTAGAAGTTGTATATGCAGTTGTACTTGCACCTAATGATGCAGAACTTGTATATAGTGCTAATTGAAAAGTACTACCACCACTATTTTTAAAATTATGTACACCTTCTAATAATTCTTGTTTAAATGAAGTACACATTGCTTGTGAAATTGCCATTAAAGTCTCCTTATAATATCAGCCATATCTTTATGACCTTGTTTTTGTAATAATCCTGCTACAGTAGCTCTATCACTAGCTATAGCTTGTTTTAAATATAAAAGTACAACTTGTGTCATACTATCTTTAAATGCTTGTGCTTGTGCTTTAACCATAGGGTCAGCATTATCACTAATAGATATTAATCTATCTATAATTCTTTCAGTCCAATATTCAGGACTTAAACCTTTGTTATTAGTAGTTTTAACTGATATATCACCAACATTACTTGTTACATCTAAACTAAACATTATGTTACCTGTTGTCTCACAGGACCAGTTCTATAATTATCTTTAGTATTTTTACCTTCAGCAAATACTTTTAATCTTTGTATTGCTTCTTGAAATCTTTTTTCATAATTAGCCATAATATCTGGTTCACCTTTCATAAAAGTATATGCTTCTACTAGTGAACCATATAATAAACAATCTGGTGCATTTGTGCCTATATAACTTGTTCCATCACTACTTGTTGTAATAGATGTAGGTCTATACTCATAATGTAATTGTGCAGTTAAATTTGCATTAGGAGTTGGTGCTACAATAAAAGTATCTTCATCAAATCTAGCGTAATATTTAGGTATTCCTGTTGTAGAACTATCAGGATATGCTTCTCTAATAAAAGCTACATCTTTAAACAATAAATATTCATAACCACTATTATCTACAGCTAATGAATGTGATGATAAGAAATCTGTAGGTGTTGATAAATATTGATTACCAGATGTAAAAGTACCTGTAACATTTTTTCTAAATACTGGAAGAGATACTAATTTTTGTATTCTATCTTCAGTATTAACAATAAATTCATCTAAATTATTTACAAAAGTAGTTTCTGTATTATTAGTATAATCTTGTATTGCTGTTTTTAATGTTGTAAATGTTAATGCCATTATTCTGTACTCACTTTAACTATTCCTACTTTAGCTTTTAGTAATAACCCTGTTTCTGCAACTGGATTAAAACCATAATATTCAGTAGATGATTTTTTACCTCTATCAGGTCTTGGATTATAAAGTGATTGATTATCTGATGTATCTACTTCACCAATTTTTAATTGAGGATGGTCTATATCAAAACAATCATTACAAACTCTTAATCCATTACGAATACCATCTTCTATTTCGTATTTTAAATCGTTTAACTTATAAGTAAAACCACATCTATCACAGTCTCCTAAAGCTTTTTTTCCTAAAGCATAACTCATCTGTAAAGATTCATGTCAGGTACAAATTTAACTGGAGCTCTTTCTCTATCTGCATTACTTACATCATTCCAAAGTTCATCATACCTTTGTTTAATCATTGGAACTCTATTTACTGCTTCTGGTATTTTAGAAGCTAAATTATATGCAAGTGCATAAGTAAGACATGGTAAATATCTACTAGGTACATCTGCATTATTACTAGCTACATTACCTGCATCTTCTATTCTTTTAATATAATCATAAACTAAAGTATATGTTTCTGCAGAATCAGGAGTTGCCCATAATACTATATTATTAGAAGTAGTTCCTTTATCAATAAAGAATTGAGTTGGTTTTGATTGTAATAATTTTACAGCTTGATGATTATATTCTGTTCTTGATATTCTATTTAGTCTTTGGTCAAATTGATTATCTGTATCTCCTGCATCAGTTCTAATAAAAGCATCTATAACTTCTAAAGCAGAAGATTCTATTGCATAACTACTTGTTCCAGCAGTAAGTGTTTGAGTTGCTTGTTCTATTTTCCAAAGATTTAATCCTTTGTTTTGCCATTCTAAAAATATAAGATTTAAAGCTCTTTTAGCTCCTTTATAATCATAACCAGAACGCAATTCACTACCGCATAAATCATAGGCTTCTTCCATGATATCAGCTAAATCTAATGTAAATGCTGTTGTTCCACTTGTTGCCATTATTTACCTTTCTTTTTTCTAATTGCTTCTTTACCTTTTTTAGCTATAGCTGCTTGTTGAGTTTTACCTGCAACTTTAGCTCTTTGTTCTAATACAGTTAATATTTGTATTTTACGAGCAAAAGGTTTATTTATTCTTTTAACTTTTGCTACAGTTGCTCTAGCATCTGCTGGAGTTTTAAATTTAATACTAACTGTATCTTTTGGATTTTCATCAGTATATAACCTACGACCTGAGCCTTTAGGTTTTTTACCTGTTCCTACTTTAGGGTCTCTACGCTTTCTCAATTAACACTTCCACCTTCTACGAGCTTGTCTAATTCTTGAATTAGGGTCGTTTCTAGTTTTAGCTGAACTGCGTTTTAATTGTCCTAAAGACCTTGCACAATAAGATTTTCTGCGTTTTGCTGCCTTGCTACCTTTTTTTACTTTACCAGTAACAGCAGTTTTTAACTTAGAACCAGGATTTAACCTCCTATAGGCTTTTACACCAGCTTTAGTCATACCAGCACCAGACTTAGTAGGTCTAAAGTTTTTTTTATTTCTAGGAGGCATTTTAGCCTGTTTTCTCATTGGCATAGTTATTTAGTTAAGATTTACCACCTCTGGCATAACCTTTGGTTCTTTTACCACCCATCATGCCACCTTTGGTCTTTTTGCCACCAGCTAAACCTAATACTTTTCTTCTAATAAATCTACCACCACGGAATCCTTGATTTTCCATTGGTTTATCATTAGTCATTCTTGTATTGCCGCCAACACCGAAAGTTCTTTTAACAAATTCTTTGTTTTGTTGAACTCCAGATTCAACCATTCTAGGTTGCCTACCACCAGCCATACCGCCTTTAGTTCTTCTACCTCCAGCCATACCACCTTTAGTACGCTTACCGCCCATCATACCGCCTTTAGTACGCTTACCTCCAGCCATACCGCCTTTGGTTCTTTTACCTCCAGCCATTTTACCTTTTGGTTCTTTACCTGCCATAATTTATTCCTCTATTTAGATGCAGCTTTTTTAGGTCGTCCCCTTTTTTTAGCTGCGGGTTTTTTAGTTGTTTTCTTTTTTGGTTTTTTACCACCAACATAAGCTTCATTAACATCAGGTGTTGATGGGTCATCAGCTACATAATGACCTTTGTCATCTCTAGCTCTAACACCATTCATTTCATCACACTTGCGTTGTGCATCTTCTAAGTCTGGGTCAGGACCAAATATAGGTCTCCATATACCATCATCTGAAGCTTCTAAAACTTTATATTGAGGTGGAAATTGTCCAGTTTCTGAAATTATATAATTTGCCATAATAAATCCTAATTAATCAGAATATACTTTTATCATTTCTATAACGATAGAATAAGTATCTCCTGAAGAGTGTCCTTTAGTAGTAAGAAGAATATCTCCTGTTTTACCACTACCTGCATTATTTGGTAATCCACCAAAATCTTTAAAATCCATATGTCCATTACTACTTTCAGCAAGTTCCATTAATAGAACATTACTTGTAGCATCTAAAAATAATTGAACAGACATACCTACGATAGCATGGCTAATACGCATTACTCTAACTTCAGAGCAAGATTTGCCATCAGAGTTAGAAGCTAAGGCAGATACATCTACCTTAGCTACTGCTGATTCTCCTGTGCCATCGCTGACATTGGTAAATTTCATAACGCAATTTCTTTCACCATCTATTATGGTTTGTGTTGTTACTGCATCAGCCATAGTTATCTCCTATTAAGCGTCAGCAAATGGAGTTACTAAAGTGCCTGAACCTAAAATGATTCCTTCTACAGCGTATTTAGCACTACCCATTGCAGTTACCTTAATAATACTACCTGCTAATCCACCTTTAGTTGAGCCATTTAATGTAATGACATCATTAGATGCACCAGAAATAAATGTTTTACCTGTAGCATCATCAACACCTGTATATAAACCACCTACAAATTTATCTGTACCATCTGTAAGTATATCCATATCAGTAGCTGCTGTTTCTACTACGAAAAAGAAAGATGCACCTAAGTTATTTGTTTGATTTGGGTCTCCATCTTCACCTGGAGCTGTTGCTACTATGCTAGGTAAAGTAAACTTACCATCAGCATCATTACAAGTTAATATTTTTCCTGCATGTGCTGCAACAGTAAGTGTAGTGTCTGCTGTTAAGCTAACTACATTTGCATTACCTGCTGATATAAATCCTGCTAATGATTTAACTGGACCTGAAAAAGTTGTTTTTGCCATAATTTTCTCCTCGAAAATAAGTTCTATCGTCTTGGCTTGTCTGCTAGGTCAGTCTATAGAACAATTTAAAAATCCTAGATATTAATAATATAACATAAAAAAAGGGGAGCGTGTGCTCCCCTAAAGTTCTTACGAACTACCTGGTGAACCAAAGATACCTAGTGGGTCAGATACACCGAAAGAATATCTTTCTCTCGCTTTATATCTAACATTACCAGTATCGAAGTCTCCATCCATAGTAGTAGTCATAGGTGCTCTAACAAAATGCTTCATTCCATCTGGAACATCTGTTGTAATAAAGAAAGCATTAGTATCAGTTAAATAATGATTAACTGAAAAACCTTCTGGAATTACACCATTTGTTTTTACTGCATTTATGTCATTGTCAGCAGTTCCTACTCTGTAATCACTTTGTAACAATCTAGTTGCTACAAACTGTAAATCACTAGGAATAATAAGCTTTCTAGCTTTTGCTGCAATTTTTAGACCTCTTTCATCAACATATTTGCCAATTTGAATGATTGCATCTTCTAAAGATGTTTCATTTAAATCTGCTCCTGTTGATGGTCTATTACTATTTGTGCCACCATTTACAAGTGGGTGAGCTGTGCTAAATAAAGCAACACCATCCCCTGAAGAAAAAGTAGTTGAGAATCCATTGTTTAATGGAAACGCTGCTTTTACTTGTTTTGTATATGACATAGCTCTAGCTAATGCTTTAGTATATCTAGCTGATACAGATACATAGAGGTTATCCTCCATAGCTTCTTCTGTAATGCTGAATCCTAAACCAATAGTTTCATGCGTATATCTAGCGACAAAAGATTCTTGTGCAGTATCATAAGTGATAGCTGAACCTTCATCTTTAACTGGAGCTGCTCCAAAACCAGATAACTTTAATTCTTCTTCAAAACTTCTTTCAGAATTTTCAGTTACATAGATTTCTTCGTGCTCGTTTTCATAACGATTATATTCTTCTCCGAATAATGCGTTAAGACCAGGTAAGAGTTGTTTTAACTCGTTAGCTCTTGAAATAGCTGCCATAATTTACTCCTTAACCTATACCTGTTGTATTTAACAACTGGTGTCCAACATTAAACATTACTAATACATCTGTGAAAGAATCACCAACAGCACTATCTGGTCCGTCAACAAAGTCAACGATTTTAACAGGTAGTGTATTAGTGGTTGCTACAGTAGATATATCAACCGAATTTTTGCTTGTGCCTATTGCTGTACTTCCTGCAGTTTGCACAACAGCACAGTTCTTACCAAGGTCATCTTGGTCGGCTGCACCATCGCATTGCATTTGCATTAGTACAAATGGGTCAGAAGCAACATATGCAACAATATCATCTGCAGCAGTTGATGCTGGATAATATTGATTTGGTGTGAATTGACCTGTTGATGGGTCTGTGTAAGCACATCCAAGGAATACACCAATAGGTGTTAAAGATGTTGTACCAGTATCTTTTTGGATAGTGGTATTAGGGTTATCATCACCCCACTTTACAAAATCACCATAGAATATGTCTGTAGCATATGCATTTTTAATTTTATAATGTGTAACTTTTCCTTGAAATGGACTTCCAACAATTGTACCAACTGGTCTAGCTCCATGAGGAGTTGCACTTGATGACATAATTGTCTCCTTATCAAATAATTAATAAAATAAGAAACTAAGAATCTTTACCAAATGTTGTTCGTGATTTTCTTTCAAAAACTTGTTTAGTAGCCATCCTAGAATCTTGGTCTTTAAAATATGTGTTATCTACAGATTCCATTTGAGATTCAGCTAAATTAGCAAAATATTCATCTCTAGCTTTCGCTTTTTCTTCTGGCATCTTACATAACAGTTGTCCACCAATCTCAACATTACCTTTTGCTGACCATTCAGAATTGTGGTCCATCATATGAATTTGAAGTTCTGGATGGTCCTCTAATCTACAAGGTTGCCATCCTTCTCTTAATTTTCTTGATACATTAGGATTATCAGCATTGCCTAAAAGGCTTGTTCTAATATACCTAAAAACCCACCCTTCTTGTGGTGTTGGATTTGGTAAGTTTGATGGATTTTCCCAACTTTGTATGCGTTGGGAAGCCTCTCGGCTTTCTATCTCCCTAGGGGTACGCTCTGCTGATTCTTGTTCAGCTTTAGTATTTTCTTGATTATCAGGTAATTCTGACATCTTAGTTCTCCTTTAATAATTGATTTGCATACTGCTCAGGCGTTATATTAAGTCGCTTTGCGAGGGCAACTTGGCTCTGTGTCAGATGAATTTTGCGAGGGGTTTTACCGCTATTCCTCGTAGCGGGTGCGACAGGATTAACTACCTGTCTTTTCGGTGTATCTGATATAACTACTTCTGCTTCCGCAGGTTGTTGTTGTGGTACACCAAAAAAATTTGGAAATTGTTTTCTCATACCTGCATCTACTTCAGAATAATATTGCTGACTATCTTTTGCAGGGTCAATACCATTAGCTTGTAAAGATTGGTCTATGTACATAGCATAGGATGTCATCTCTTTATGTATTGGTTCACTACCCATAAACCAAGGATTTTTTTGAGACCATGCATCCATTTCTGGGTCAACAGGTTTTTCAACTTGTGTTTGTGGTTGTGTTTCTACATATTGTTGCGAGACTTCATTTTGTAATTGTTGTGCATAATTACCAGCTTGTTGTTCAGCTAATGTAGCTTGTGCTAATTCAGATTGTGCTGCAGCCATATCTTCTGCATTACCTTCTTCATAAGCTTTTTTAAACTTTTCTTGTGCATTGTATCGTGCCCATTGAGCATTATTAAGTGCTTGTTGATTTAATACATCTCCACCTTGATTTACAATGCTTTGTAATTTTTGATTTTCAGACATTAAAGTTTTTAAAACTTTAGTAGCTTCAGTAGATTCTCTTAAAGCTTGTTCTTTTGCTCTGCGTTCTTCATGAAATTCATATTTAATTTTATTAATTCTTTCACCAGCAGCTTTACTATAATCTGCAATTTCTTTATCTAATACTTCTTCATTAGTAGTTGTATCTTCTTTAGTTTCTACTTTAGGAGGTCTTTGGTCCTCTTCTGGTCTTTCATCAATAACTTCTATTTCAATATCTTTTGCAATTTCAGTATTGATTTCATTTGCTACACCAAAAAATTTATCTTCTGATGTTTGTTCTGATACAGGTTCTGCGTTTGTATCTATAACTTGTTCTATACTTTCACTCATGCTCTAACTACTCCTGTAGGGTCATCGACTACTGCTTCCACAGTATCATCGTTAATTAAACGAAACTCTTTACCATACATTTTCATTCTAGTACCTGAATAAGCTCTAAATATTACCCAATCACCTTCTTTACACCAAGGACCTGTTGG